TTACCTACTCTCATTCTTCTAATATAAAAATCATTATGCCAAGCATGAATACCAGATGAAGTACCTAATACTAATGAACTAGTACCGGAAGGTTTAACTGTAGTTACTCTAGCTGCTTTATTAATTCCTAAAATATTTGCAATTTCTTCATTAACTCTTTTAGCTTCATCAGCAGCTTCATTTAAATTATATTTTAAAATAGTACCTGATCCAATACCAGTCATACCAACACCTAATAAAGCATCTCTTTCAGTTGTTTTTTGCCATATGTCTCTTAAATAATGGAAATCAGTATAACTAGCTTGTAAAGTACCTAAAAATGCAGCTGCTCTTACTCTAGTATTTAAATCTTCTTGTGATTCAACATTAGAAACATTTACCTCTGTAAGATTACAAAATTGATAAGGTCTTAAAGCAATTTCACAACATGGGTTAGTTCCCCAATCTTTATCGTTTGAGAAATAAATTCCAGGTTCTCCAGAATTACTTGCTACTATTTTTTCCCATAATCCAAAGAAATCTTTCTTTTTTACTTTTGAACGAATAGTAACAGCTGAATTATTTGCTCTGCCTCTTTGTGGGTTATTTTCCCACCATTTTCCATATTTACTTGTTAACATTTCTTCATCATGTAAATCAAATAAAGAAATTAATGCTGCTCTTCTAATACCTCCAGACAATACAGCATCTGCAATATGACAAATAATATCATGTACTTCAATTGGTTTTAATTGATCTCCGTCTTCTTTTCTGTCTAATACTTTTTGAATTTGAAATAAACATTCTTTTAATGGTTCTGGACCTGGTGCTTTACCTCCTACTGTAATTAGTTCTGCTCCTTTTGGTCTAATATCTCTAAAATCAAATTTAGGTTTTGAATTAGAAAAACCAAAATAACTTTTCATTAATACCTTAACAGCATCAGCCCAACCTTCAATTGAATCACCAACTAAAAATCTTCTTGTTTTTGTTGGTCTTTTAATTTCAGGTAATTTTTCAACATGATGTTTTTGTACTGAATATCCAACACCACAACCTGATAAGAGTAAAAACATAGTTTCACTAAATGCTACCCAATTTTCAATTGGTAAATAAGAACAATTAAATATTCTTGAGTTATTAATTTCTATAGGTTTACCTGCAAATTGTAGACTTCTCATAGAAGGAAGTACTTTTTTATCATATACTAACTTATAAAGATCCTCAATTTCATTTTCTAACATAGGAAATTTTTCCTTATGCATATTTTTATTTCTAGTTACTAATTCTTCCCAAGTTTCTCTTCTTTGCTCTTTAGGCAAATATTTAGAGTACTTGTTATAAACAACGATATCTGAAAATATCTTTTGAGGTAAGTCAAGGTTTGTCATAGTTGTGTTTGTTGTTAAGTGTTTAATTCAAAAAATTTAGTCTGTAGTAGCTTTTTATCTAAGCTATCGAAATTATTATAACCGTTGTTATTATTGTTAGGAGAAGGGACATCTTCATTATCCCCATCATATTCATCTCCTACTTCAATATTTCCAGTAGAGGTGTTTACGTTAGCCTTAAAAGTAAATCCGTCCATTCCGTATCTGTTTTTCATTATATGGAGTCTTCCCGTTCCATTAACTTTATCTTCTTTTTTTCTAGATAACGACATTGAAAAATCTGTGATCATCAATTTATCATAACTTCCCGCTGCTTTATCACCTTCAATAATGTTATCTTTGGCCCCCGCACGGTTAACTTGAGAAACAGACCAAATCGGGATATCTAATTCTCTAGCTAATCCTTTAATACTAGTATAAATATCATCTATCTCTCCTTTACGATCGACATTTCGTTTCTTTGTTGCAAGAAGATCAATATAATCTATGATTATTAAATCAGGTTTTATACCTAAATCTTGTACTTTCTTAATGTGAGATTCCAATGCATTTGTGGTTGTTTTTCCCGTTGGAAATTCGCGGATTATAAGTTCGCCAGGTAAGTCTGGTGTTAATGCTTCTATCTCTTTTTTATGTTTATCTAAATTATCAACTGGGATTTGTGAAAAGAAAGCATCATATCTTCTGCCGGTGTAGGACTCACTTAATTCTAATGTATAATGTAAAACATTATAACCCATTTTTACAGCATATCCTCCTAAAGCTACTAAAGTCCATGATTTACCTCCACCAGGATTTCCAAATATTAATCCTAAATCTCCATTACCTAAACCACCTTGAATTAAATTATTTATTGATGACCAAGGAGTAGGAACTATTCTTCTATGATCTTCTCTATATCTAGATTCAAGATCTTTTTTATATTCATGTCCTATATCTTTATCTTGACCTGCTTTCATTGCTGATTCAATCATAAATTTAATAGAATCATAATCTCCAGCTTTAAGTAAATCTACACTACTTAATAATGCTCTTTTTAATTGTTGATTTTTACAAAAGGTTGAAAATTCTTCTCTTACATATTCTAAATCGTCTATATCTGCTTTATAAGCTTCACGTAGTTGTTCTTTAACTGAAATTTGTAAGACTTCATTGTCCATTTTTTTCATTTCAACTTTTAGAACATCCATTGAAACAGTAGTATGATATTTTTGATAGTAATCTAATATTTCATTTATAATCCATTTATGTGCAGGATTTGAAAAATATTCATCACTAAGTATATCATATATGTTTTGGAGAAATGCCTTATGTGTTAATAAGGATGATATAACTTTCATTTGGAAAGCAGGACCATACTCTTCTATTGAACGTAGTGTCATATTTTATAACTTTTATTTTAAAATAATAATAACCTATTTATTCTCCAACAAATCTTGGAAAACATCTTTAACCCAAAATTCTACATTTCTAATTAAACCTCCTAATTTGTCTTTATGATACATTTCAACAAATTGATCAGGATAGAAATTTAATTCAGTGTTATCTACAAAATCTTTAATAAATAATTCATCATACTGGTTTAGCATAGGGTTAGCTAAATCCATAATTTTGTATTTTTTTTCTAATTCTTCTGCTTCATGTAATACACGAGCATAAATTACATGGTCTTCTAATTTTTCTTCACTTATATCTAATATATCATCTAATGATAAATTTTCTTCAAGTAATTCAGGAAAACGTTTATATAATGTTTTAGGACCTAATCCTTTAATTCCTGCTATTTTATCAGAAGAATCTCCCATTAATGTTTTATATAAGAGAAAATTACTAGGAGCAACGCCAAATTTTTCCTTTACAGTATCCTCAGTGTAAAACTCTTTTTGGATTGGTCTGTAAACAATTATTTGTTGGTCAATTAATTGTAAGTAGTCTTTATCACTAGATACTATAAAAGCTCTATCTTTTGGATGTTGTGGTAAAACTTTACATAAGTGTGCTATTACATCATCTGCTTCTACTTTATTTAATGTAATTACTTTTACAGGTAAAGTTTTTAGATATTGTATGATTCTTACTATTTGATCCACTTTTGATTCATCTTCTTCTTCTAAATTTTCAAATACTTCCCAATTTGTAACGCGACTTATATTTCTTTGAGATTTATATTCAGGGAGTAAATTTTTTCTGTTTGTTGATGAACCAACACCATCAAAAGCGATATAAACTTGTGTTGGTTGAATTTGACGCATTAATGCCCCTAATGATCTAAAAAATCCCCCTAGTCCTCCTACATGTACTCCATCAGGATTAACAGCATTTATTGCACTAAAGTTTCTAAAAAATAAATTTAACCCATCAATAAGCATAAATCTTTCATGTTGTTGGGTTTCCTCTGAATTCTCTTGGAGATTATCGAGGAGGTCTTTAAGGTCTTTTTTCATATTATTCGGATGGTTCTGAGGTAAATGATTCAGCGTTAATATTTGTAGTTTCTTCTTCTATTATATTAAAATCTTTACCTCCCAAGATTTCTTGCCATTCTTTAGTATGTGCTTCTTTATATGATTTTAAATCTTTATCATTATCTTGTATAAATCCATGAGGTGTCATTATAATTCTACCTCTAGATTGTATTCCATTAATATGGTTTTTATCAATTTGCAAATTTGTTCGTTTAGCAAATTCAACTTGTTTACCATCTTTAATAGCTTTTAATTTTGAAGTACCAGAGTCAGATATATTTCCAAAGGTTACTACAAATGTAGAATCAAACCACATTGCAAATCCTCCTTTATTCATCATTTTAGGTTGTCCCATAGGAACTACCGGTTTAGCTGCCCATACTTTATTAACACAAACTAATGTGTTCGTGTACTTTGAACTTTCTTTTCGTGATAGTGTAATACGTTGGTTTACATTATTCCCGAATTGAGTTGACATTGCTCCTGCATTCCATTCGTTATTATTTTTATTAGATTTAACAGACATTTCACAAGGAATTGAGCCAATTGAATCCCATAAAAATAAAAGATCATATGGTAAGTTTCCTTTCTTTTGTTCGTCCATCATATCTAAAATAAATGCAGCAACATCTTCAATTGTATTGATTGTTTCTCTATCTACATAAAGAAAATTACCTTCATAATCTACAAGTTCACCAGTTTCTTCATCAAATATTTCAGTAACTTCTAATCCCATCATTTGAGCATGTTCCCAAGACCATTTCATCTCAGTAATAATAAAGACAGGTAATATTTTACGTTTTTGAGCAGAAACTGCTGCCTCTAACAAGGCAGTAGTTTTGCCGGTATCTGAGTGTCCTCTGAGTAATACTATATGACCCATAGGGATGCCTGGAATTGATGTTACGTTTTGAAATGCTGGAGAAAGTGGTATCCAATCTTGTGATTTAAATTTAACATTTGATGAAAGTCCTTTTTTATTTTTAAAACTTCCTAAATCAAAATTGGATTTTAGTTCCTTATCTACTGCCGCAGACAGTGATTTTCTCTTTCTAGCCATAAAATTTATTTAAAATATTAATTAAAACGGTGAATCTTCATCATCATCAAATAAAGCATCAAATTTATCTGCTTTAGTTGTTTTAGCAGCACCATTATTTGATAAACTATAATTTGATTTTTCTTCTTTTACAACATTTGTTGTAACACCATCTCCACTTTCTTCACCTTCAGGAGTTAACCATTCTTGTAATGATTTTTTAATTTCATCAAATGGTAGTGGTTTATATGTTTCTTTAGGATTTTGTTGATTTTCTAACCAACTACTTACACTGTTTGAATCATCAGATAAAGGAGTAACTTTCATAGATGGAGAAATAGTTGTTTTATTGTAAGGTGTTCCTGTAACATCAGGTCCTACAGTATTTAACTTAATATCTCTACCTGTCATAACATCTGTAAAATCACCTACTTCTTCATCAGCAGCCATTTGTAAGAATGCTTCGTAAATTTCTTTACCAAATTCCCACATTTTAACTCCATCACTCTCTTCACCACGAACAATAACAGGAGCAAAAACACGAGTTTTAGGGTCTAGTTTTTTAGCTAAACGCCAGTTTTCTCTATCATTTGTTCCACGTAATTGTTTTGCGAATTCAGCAATAGGATCTTTTTCATTCCAATTTAATGGAGATGCTATAACTCTTCTACTTCCAATACCATAATAAAATTTCATTTCGGTAAATGGATAATCTTTATTGTACTTAAAGGGTACTACTCTAACTGTTTGTTTACCAACAGAAGGTTTAAATCTTCTATTATTGTTGTTACCACCGTTAGGAGTGGTTTTTTGAAACGATTCTAATTTTCGTTTGATAGCATTTAAATCCATAATTTATAACTTATTTAATTGTTTACAACGTTTAATATAATAACTTTATTTTAGGGAGCCAACTATAATTCAACAATCTTGTAGATCTTTGTATTAAGTTGTTTAATTTCGTTATGCTGGGTAAGTAAAATACAATTTCTATAGTGTTGCCAATTTATTGGGAATCTTGTATCTACTACTCCACCATTTAATTTTTTAATCAATTCATTTAAAGCATTGATTGTATATAAAGTATTTGATTCTTTTTTTCTATGAACTAAAATAGTATTTTCAGGAATACTATCTACATTATTTTGATCTACATTATAAGTAATAACATATTCATTATTGCTTTTTATATGCAATACAAACATTTTATTATACATGATAGAATAAGTGTGAGATAGACCTTCGACAAGATCATCCAACTCTTCTAAAGGAGTAAATGTGCAAAAGAGTCTATTATTCACGGATGATAAATCAATATTTTGTTCGAAATCATATTGATTATACATATGTACAGAAGGTTCTAAAGTATTCATAACTTTTTATTGGAAATTGTAATTTTTCCCTTTTTTAGATTTAATATTTAATTTAAATTTTTTAAATACATTATTAATTTCTTTTAATGTTTCTTCTTCACTTTCATCTACATCGAATAAAAACGAATCGTAAACATAAAGTACGAGTTTAGTATTTTTCCCTCGTAATATTTTAAATATATCCCATAATATAAGAACGTTATTTGCGGTCTCCAAGTTTTGTAAAACATAATTTAAAAGCTTTTGTGGATTCATATTATCCATTTTACTTTTTTCAAATCTATATTTCGAAATTGGACACTCAACATATCCCTCGTTCTCAAAACTATGCCATAATTTATCAGTATATACTTTTACTTTTTTAAAGAATTCTAATTCTTCGTATTGTTTCCAGATACCACCATAAATTTGCTTAAACGTAATTTCTTTAGCTTTTTTATAATCCACTTTATACATTTCAGCAAAGCTAGCATGCACGTCATCGGAATCGAAACTATAATGTAATAAATTAGCAAGCAAAGTAGGATGGTAAGCGCTAATGTCCATTTCGTAAAATAAATCATTACGTGGTATAAAACATTTTCTTTCTCCATTGTCTTTGTTTAGTGCTGAAAAATTGATACCTCCAAATGTGTTGGATGGTCTTGTTGTTGTAGTATTTAAATTATACTTTGTGTATACATATTCTTCTTCATCTCTATCGAAGTATCGCTCAAATTGTTTTTGATTGATTTTTATACCCGATTGTTCAAGTTTGTTAAATACTATTGTTGCTTTGTTGTTATAGAATAAATT